CCGATGCTTTGGCCGCGCCCAGCGCCGTGCCGTCCGCGTACACGCCGCGATCCAGCAAAGACACTGCCGATTGCTCTGCGGCGGCGATGTACACGCCGATCAGGGCGTCTTCGTCGATGCCGTCAACCCGCAGGTGCAGCTTGGCGTTTTCGAGGGTGGTGAGCATGGGATGGGCGTAAAAAAACCGCCACTTGGCGGTTGTTATGGGTTGCTTTTGATATAAGTTTTAAAGCAATGCGTAGGCCTGCTTCGTGCCGTTTATGACGTTGCAGATTGTTTGTGTGGAACACTCAAATTCAACGGCAAGGGCCCTCATAGATGCACATCCGCTTGAATACTTTTCGCGTATGCGTGCAACTTTTTCAGGCGTCATCATTGCCTGAACGACTGAAAGTCTAGCGCTATGCGCAGATGATTTCTCCTTGCCTTTCAATGCGGCTGAAATCTTGCTTGCATGATCTGAAGATAGTGTTGTGCCTTTAAACCTTTTTGAAATCCGATCCCTCATCTCTGGCGTCATCTTCATGCCCTTAGCTGGTGTTCTCCCAACTCTGGCCAATCTAAGCTTTACTAGCGTTTCTTCCGAGTGAAAAGTCCCTTTGCGATAGGTATTACCAAGCATTAGTTTTCTTAGTTTTTCTTTCGTTTCTTGGCTTACTTTCCTACCCTGTGGCGACCCTGCGATGGGGCAGACATTAAAGCCATAAGCCCTGTTTGCGGCCTTCCTTTCGTCTATCTCAGCCTGCTCAGCCTGCAATAAAAATTCTTTTTCTACGTGCGCCAAAACTTCGAACGAAAAGCAAGCCTCCCCGTACTTGTTCCAAGATGCTTGCAAAAGCGGAGAGTGATGCTTATTTAGTCGCAATTGACTTAAGTGCGTGGCAAGCCTATGTTTCAGAGAAACAGCGCTGCCAATGTAAACTTTTCCGTTTGGCTCGCACTTAATTGCGTAAATTCCGCTAGACCTATCGCTGGTTTTCATTTTGCCTCTTCATTAGAGAGTCGTCATTACGTGAAGTGCGCAGCAATCGGGTAATGAATCCGACTTTCAGCCGCTAAGCCTAGCTGCGCAGTTGTATTGTACAACTACCACAGCAAACACAAAGCTCATTGCAGGCTTTCAGCGTAGGCTACTGCTGCGGGGTCTGCGTCAACCTGGCCGGATGCGACGGCCACGGCCAGCGCTTCGCCTTCCAGCTCGATCACGTCATCGGGCTTGCCGAATGCGCCTTCGACCAGCACGCGGGCCTTGGTAGCTGTGGTTTGCTTTTTGGTTGCCATGGTTGTTCCTTGAATCGCAATGGAAAAGCCGCCCGGCTTGTGGCGGGGCGGCTTTTGCGTGGGACTGCTTAGGTGGCCGAGTTGGTGTAAACCTTGATCGCGGCAGTGTCCAGCAGGTTGGAGCCTGTGCGCATCCAGCCGCAGAAACCGACTTGACCGTTCAGCGCAAAGGCCGAATCGTCAAAGCGGCGCAGGCTGGTCGAACCGGCCACGTCGCGGATCACGAACTGCGAGAAGTCACCGAACGCGATGGACTTGGCGTTGGCTGCCATGGCTGCCACGTCATCGTTCACCGTGTAGGGGTAACCGCAGATGGTCGAAGGCGTGCCACCGCTGATGCTTTCGTTATCGCCTGGGTTCCAGATCGGACGGCCCGATGTGTCTTTCAGCTTGCGGATGACGGCCACAGACGTGTCGCGCAGCATGAAACGGGCGCCGCGCGAGCGGTAGGCGCTGTTTACGCTGTGGATCAGGTCGATCAAGTCGTCATAGATCACCGTCAGGGTTTGGCCGGTGGTTCCGGTCTTGCCTGCGCCAGCGCGGGCGATCACACCGAAGGGCTGGCCGGTGCCGGTGCCGGTGGTGTAGTGCTGGTTCGTGATGCGGCCCAGGCGCTGCGCCAGGCGGTTGACCACGAACTGAACCACGTCGATAGCACTGTCTTGGATCAGTTCCACAGGCAGGGCGAGTCTTCTTCGGAGCTGTACGTTGTACGGGGGTTCACAGCCACCGTGCCAAAGGTGATATCAGCACCAGTAGCCGCAGCGTTTTCCGCCACGATTTCGCCCACTTCCGAAGTGCCGTCGCTGGTAGGCCAGTTCAGCGCGTTGCCGCCTGCGGTGGTAATCACGTTCGCCACTTCGCGCATTCCGCCGAATGCCTTGAGCGAATCAACAACCATCGTTGCGATTTCAGCGGGCACGGTGTATCCGCCTTCAGCCGGGGTGGTGGTGCTCATGGCGTTGCGGATGGCAATGGCCTGCTCTGCTGACACGTTGTTACCGTGGCGCAGGTACAAGGCAACGGCGGTCATGGCGTCGATGGTGTCGCCCGATGCGTGCTTTGCAACGTCCTTCGCTGCGTTGTCGAAGTGCTTTTCAGCGTCCAGTTCGCGCATCCGCTCGATGCTCTTGATCTGGTTCTGTGCGCGCTCGATTTCGTCCGCGATGTTGTCAAACGATTTCTGCTCTTCAGCAGTCCACGTTTGCGAGCCCTTTTCGGCCAGTTGGTGATTGGCAGTCTTTGCGAGGTCTGCAATTTTCTCGCGCAGTGCGGTGATGTTGTCCATATGGACCTTTCAAAATGAAAAAACCCGCTCGATGGCGGGTCTGGTCAGGGCATCCGGCCCTAGCGGTTTGCTTGCGCGAGAAGCGCTAGGCAATCTGTGCAATCCGCAGGCGGTTGGCGTTTGCTGCGGACATAAAAAAACCCGCCTCAGGTGCGGGTTCTGTTTCGTTCTTTACGGGTTCAGGTGGATCTGGTTCCGGCTTTGGTGGGTTGGCAAAGGCGCTCAGGTTCCATGTGTTTTTGGCGGTTGTCTTGTCGGTGATGCTGTCAATGAAGCCGTATTCGAGTGCCTCTTGCGCGGTGAACCACGTTTCGGCCTGCATCTTGTCCCGAATCTCTTGCTCAGGCTTCCCGGTGCGGCTGGTGTAGTCGTTGACGATGGCGCCCTCGATCTTTTCCAGCACGTCGGCGGTGTTGCGCAACTCTGTCTTGTCGCCCCAGGCCATGCCGCTGGCGTTGTGGATCATGAAAAACGCGCCGTCGGCCATCTCGATTTCGTTGCATGCCAGGGCAATGCTCGTCGCAGCCGAAGCGCACAGGCTGTCAATCTTCGCAATGGTCTTACCTCGAAAAGCAGAGATTGCGGCCATGATGGCGCGGCCTTCAAACACATCACCGCCGGGGGAGTTGATGTGGATGTTCAGCGTTTGCACATCACCGGCCTGGTTGATGGCCTCGACCACGGACAAGGCCGATACGCCCCAGTCCGCGCTGATGACGTCATAGATATAGAGGCTGGCGGTGTCGCCGTTCTTGGAGACGTTGAATGGGCGCGGCTTGTCGGCCTTGTTGTCAACGATCAGGCGTAGTAGTTTGTTCATGCTGTAGCCCCTTCAGGCTTTGGTTGCGTTTGCGGCTTGCTGGGGTCAAAGATGACGTCGCCGCCTTCAACGGGTGGCATGCCCTTGCCCTTGCGGACTTCATTCACGGTCATCCAGCCAAACCCTGTACCCGGCCCACCCAGCGCGGCGCGGTTGTAGTCGGCCTGGGCCTTGCTGTCGCCTTCGATCAGGTCGCCCAAATCGAAGCGGACAAACTTGCCGTTGTCGCGTGGGAACAGTTTTCGGTTTAGCTCTTGCTCCAGCCGCTTCAAGTGCAGGCGCAGGGTGTGCATGACGAAATCGCGGGCCTGCTGTTCGTAGCCAGCCCCAACGGCAGAAGCGCCGGTTGTCTCGCCAATCATGTGTGGCGGTACGCCGAATGCGCGGGCAATGTCCACCACTTGGAACTTTCGGGCTTCCAGTAGCTGGGCATCTTCTGCCGACAAGCTCAGTTCACGCGCCTTCAATCCCTCTGTCAGCACCAGGGGCGTGCGGTGGAAGTTCTCAGAGCCTGAGTATTTGTTCTGGAAGGCGGTTTGTAGGCGGGCGATCTGCTCTTCGCCCATCTTGGTAGCGGCTTCCAGGATGAAGCTGGGGTGCGCGCCGTTGGCAAAGAATTTGCCGCTGTAGTCATCCATTGCCAGCGCGTTGCCAATGGCGTTTTTTGCGCCGTAGGCAATCACGCTCATGGAGCGCACGCCATCAAAACCGTGGCCTGGNAAGTGCAGGATGTCCGATGGCTCAAGCCATGTCGTAACCCCGAACTCCGGCATGGTGATGTAGTAGCGCACTGCACCGTCAGGCATTCGCCGATGGTTGCACAGCGCCCCATGGCAGGGGCTGCAGGGCGGCCACAGATCCATTCATGCGGCGGCGAATCCAGGTGAAGCCGTCGCCGCGCAAGAGCTGCTCAGAAACCTTGTTATCCCAGTGGCTGGTGGCGGTGTATTGCTCGTGCGGCTGCTCGTTCAGCAGGTACCACAGGGCATCTCGTGGCAGCTTCACTTCGCTGTCGCCGGTGGTTTGCAGGACGTCAAGGCGCAGGGTGGATATGGAACCGGCGATTTTCTGGCGACACGCTGCCACAGCAGAAACCCGCTGCGCAGAGATTGGCGTCACGCTGAT